TAACGATAGATTTGGTAAAACTACAATCTTAGTGTATCCAGGTGAGCATGTTGTAGATAATAGACCTGGTTTTATTCCTGATGGAACGAATAATTATAAACTCAGAAATGGTGCAACATCTAGTTCTTTACCTGCATATGATTTAACAACTAATTTTGACCTTACTTCTTCAGATAACGAACTTTATAAGCTTAATAGTGTCTATGGTGGTGTTATAGTTCCTCGTGGTACTTCTCTTGTTGGTTTAGATTTAAGAAAGACAAAAATAAGACCTAAGTGGGTTCCTTCACCTACAAACGATAATATTGATAAGGGTGCTATATTCAGAATTACTGGTGATTGCTACTTCTGGCAGTTCACTATTTTTGATGCTGATCCAAATGGTAAGTGTTATATTGATTATACTTCTAACGAGTTTGTTCCTAACTTCTCACACCATAAATTAACTTGTTTTGAATTTGCTGATGGTGTAAATGGTGTTGATATTAATGACACCTTTATGCAGTTTAAGACAGGTCGTACTGACTTGGATATGTATTATGAGAAGATTAGTTTAGTATATGGACAATCATCAGGTCGTGCAATTTCACCAGATTATCCAAGTACTCAACTGGATATTCAACCTAAGATTGATGAGTATAGAATTGTAGGACCAACTGGAGCATCTGTTGGTATTACTAGTATTAAGGCAGGTGATGGTGTAACTGCAACTACTACTGTTACAGTTACTTTAGCGTCTGCTATAACAGGATTGGATGTAGATACTGCATTCCGTGTTAATGGGATTACTGCGTCTGGGTATGATGGGCAGTTTGTTGTATCTGAAAGACCAAGTGATACTCAGGTTCAGTATACTGTACAGAATCCCCCTGCTAATGCATTGCCATCAAGTACTGGAGCAACTGTTTCTCTTACAACGGATACAGTAACATCATCTTCACCATATGTCTTTAACTGTTCATTGAGATCAGTTTATGGTATGTGTGGTCTTCTTGCTGATGGAGACAAGGCAACTGGATTTAAGTCCATGGTTGCTGCTCAGTTTACTGGTATTGGTCTTCAGAAGGATGACAATGCTTTTGTTAAGTACAATACAGATACTCCACCAACAGGACAGTATGATGATAATACTGCTGCTGGAAATGAGAATTTAAGTACTAATTCTAAGGCAATATACAAGCCGACATATAGAAATAGTCATATTAAAGTAACGAATGATGCTGTTGTTCAGATTGTTTCTGTATTCGCTATTGGATATGCAGAACATTTTGTTGCTGAACAAGGTGGTGATATTTCTGTAACCAATGCTGACTCTAACTTTGGTGCTAATGCATTAACTGCAATTGGATTTAAGAGAAGTGCATTTAGTCAGGATGATAAAGGATTTATTACTCATATCATTCCACCAAAAGATATTCCTCTTCCAGAGACGGCTATTGAATTTGAATCAATTGATGTTAATAAGACTTTAACGAATGTTGGTGTAGGTTCAACTGCACATTTATATCTTTATGATAGAACTAATCAAGACGTTAAACCAGAGAATGTTCTGGAAGGATACAGAGTTGGTGCAAAAACAGCAGAGAGTTTAAAAGTTCTTGTTTCTTATGCTGGTACTGTAACTGAATATGCATCCCGTGTTGTAATGCCTGGATCTGATTCCAGTTCTGAGAAGACCTTTACTGTTAAGCAGAGTCCAACAGGTATTAATAGTATTGGTTCGTTCAGTGCTGGTGGGTCTGAGAATGTTATCACCTTTACTGCTGCACATACCTTCTTAAGTGGAGAATCAGTTCGTGTTATTAGTGATAATGGAAGACTTCCTGATGGATTAAAGCATAACAATCTTTATTATGCTATTACAACTGGAATGAGTGCTAATACTAATATTAAAGTTGCTAAGACGTTAGATGATGCACTTAAGGGAACTGCTGTATCTATTAACGAAAAAGGTGGATTGTTAAAGGTTGAGTCTAGAGTATCTGATAAGAATTCTGGTGATATTGGACATCCAATTCAGTGGGACCCAACTAATACTCAATGGTATGTTAAGGTTGGTGCTGCTGCAACTGATAATGAAATTTTCCCACGTATCGTAGGACTTGGATCTACTGGTTTAGGAAATGCGACTTCAAGGACTTTTATTAAGAGAAGACCAGATAATAGAAGTTCAGTTGATAGAATTTATCGTGCAAGATATGTAATTCCTAATTCATCTTCAGGTGCTAGACCACCAAGTGATGGATATATCCTTCAAGAGTCTAACTCTACTATTGGAGCAACCAATGCAGAAATTCAAACTTACTTTGGAAGTGGGTCAATTTCTAATGTAGATGAGCAAAGGAACTTTAGGTTTATTGCTGGTGCTACTTATAGTAGTGGTAGTGTTAATATAGACACTGAACTTCCTCATGGTCTTACTGTAGGATCTCAAGTTGAAATTACTAATGTTAAGAGTACTGGAAATACCACAGGTGTGGGTAATTCTGGATACAACTATACTTACATTGTTGCTGGTATTAGTAGTGCTAAGTGCTTTAGTGTTGGATTAAGTACTGACCCAGGAACATTTACTAATGATACTGCGACTAGAACAACTGCTCTTCCATACTTTAAGAGGAAGAGATTTAATGATACTTATTATATCTACAGAAATGAAGAAGCACAGAAGTATATTGCAGGAGAACAGGATGGTATTTACTATCTAACTCTATTAAATGCATCAAATACTCCAACTGCATCACCATTTACTGGAGAGAAGTTCTCCCAACCAACTAAGGAACTCTATCCTCAGATTAATAGGGATAGTCCTGTTGTTGATCCTGCAGATGCTGTTTCCTTTGCTGTCCCAGAATTAATTGGTGATGTTGTTGTTAATGATGTAAGAAAGAGTATTACAAATGAGAACTTAACCAAATTTACTAGTGATGAAGGTGTTGGTATTGCGATTACTAATATCAATTCTGTCACTGGAACAGCGCATACTGTCAAGACTACTATAGATCATGGTCTTAATAGACTTACTAAGGTAAGTATTGCTAATAGTGGTGCTGGTTATGGAACAGGTGCATCTGGAGACATTTATAATGCTAGATTGGTTAATGTCTCTACTGCTTCTTCTATTACGGGTGAAGGTGCAACTGTTAAATTAACTGTTGATTCTAATGGTGGTATTACTGCTGTTAAGGTAATGGATGGTGGTTCTGCTTATGGTATTGGTAATACTATGGCAGTTGTTGGTGTTGGAACTACCACTGGATATAGTCAAGCAGTTCTATCAGTAAGTAAGATTTATGATAATGTCGGTGATGTAATTAGAATTGTAGGAGTAAAATCTGAGGCTTATGATCCTTATAATCAACTTTATAGGGTTACGGGAGTTAATGTAGGTGGATCTAAGAGTATCACAGTAGAATCTGCATCTGAAATTGTTTCCTATGCAACAACTGCTGTTGGTGGGATAGGTCAAACTAATTGTGCAAGTTCTTATTTCTATAATACGGGCGAAGCAATTAGAATTAATACTCTGGCTTATGATTATGGATCAGGAATTGCTACAATAACATCATATAATAGTCATGGGTTAAAGGTTGACCATAGAGTTCAGTTCACTGGATTTACAACTGATTCCATTATGTACAATGGAAATTGGGTTGTAACTAATAATCTTGATGATCTTTCTGGGTCTACACCAGTTTATAAGTTTGCCGTAAATATGGGGGTAGGTACTTCTGAACCTACTGCATATGGTACTGGTTATGCATATCGTGAAGGATTTGCTGCTAATGCTGGTACTATTACTAAGACGGATGAGAGTCTGAATGGTAGAATGGTTCCAACTTATGCTGGAATTACAACTGTTATTTCTGCTGATATTATTAATGCAACAACTACTAGTATTACTGTTAGTGGTCTTGTTAATTTAGATATTAATATTGGTGATTTCTTGATGATTGATGATGAGATTGTCAGAGTCAAGACAACAGTTGCTGATACAGATACTAATATATCTGTTTTCCGTGGTGTAATGGGAACTAAGGCAACAACGCATAGTCTTAATGCTACGATTAGAAGATTAGATATAAGTCCAATAGAACTTAGAAGACACGCAATTATTCGTGCTTCTGGTCATACATTTGAATATGTTGGATTTGGTCCAGGTAACTATTCTACTGCATTCCCAGAGAAGCAAGATAGAGAAATCACACCAAAAGAAGAATTATTAGCACAATCTACTAAGAGAGAAGGTGGTGTTAACTTCTACACTGGTATGAATGATAAGGGTGTTTCTTACAATGGTAGTAAGAAGTTAAGTACTCTTACT